GTGACCACCGAGCGCTTCGCCCTCAAGGGCCCCTGCTCCTCGTGCCCCTTCCGAGGCGACGGTCAGGGTGTCGGCCACCTCCGGCCCGGCCGGATCACCGAGATCCGGTACGCCAGCACCTTCTCGTGCCACGGCACAGTGGACTACTCCGGCGAGGACGGTGGCCCCGACGGATCCCCAGGCCCGATGGGGCCTGGGGAGCAGGTCTGCGGGGGATGGCTGGCCATGCACTGGAAGACCGAGCGGGCGTTCTCAAAGCCCGTGGCGTTCGCGGCCGCCGTCGGCATGTTCGACCCGCACGCACTGGACACCGAGGCCGTGTGGCCGTCCTGGCGGGCGATGATCGCGCACAACACGGGCGAACCCCAGGGGACCGGTGAGCCATGCTCGGTTGCCAACCAGGGCTGCGATGCCCCCGCGGGCTGGGGCGGGTCCGGGGGGCTGCGTCACAACGACGAGGCCAGCGCTGAGCACTGGTGCCAGTCCTGCGGCGACCCGGTCTGCGAGTCCTGCTCCGGCCCGGCCCCGGGGGAGGCCGACGGGGTCCGGTGGTGCGCCTACTGTCTGGAGGACGACGAGGACTGACCCCCAGGTGGTCCTCGACGACAGGCTCACCAGCCCTCGTTCTCCACGGGGCGCGAGAGGTGGGCCCCTGGATGCCCGTCAACGGGACCATGACACTCATGTCTTGGTCCGGGTTCTGGACGGATCGGCCCACCGTGCGGGTCCGCGCTCGGAATGAGATCCGGAATAAAAAAACAACGACATCTGAGGCGCGGTCTGGCGCTGTGACGCAGACCGGCCAGTGGTCCGGATCTGGCTATCCCAGCACGGCCTGTGCCAACGAAACCGCGACATGAGTGTCATGGTTTCATGCTCCGGCTCGCCCCACTCGGGCACCCGACACGGGGCTTCGTACAGGTCCGACTGACGGATCTCCACAGTGGGCGGGCTCGCGGCCGTCGCGCCATGGATGGCACGGTCCATGCATTGATGTCAGGGCAAGCGAGCCGGACGGCCCGCCCCCCGGAGCCCAGATGACCCGCCTCCTGACCGCCCTCCTGATCACGATGACCGTCGCCCACGGCGGAAGCCGACCGGTCACCGTCCCGACTGACGAGACCACCACCTCCTCCAGCATCGAGGCCTGAACCATGCGCCACAACGCCCACGTCATCGCCCTCTACGCCAAGGCCGCCGAGTCCGCATACGAGATGTACGAGGACTGCACCTTGGCCGACGACGATCTGACCGCCGAGTACCGCTACCGCAGCGACGGCTACCCCACCGACACCGACACCGACACCGACGAGGCCTGAGACCATGACGACTACCACCACCCTGACCACCCGCGAGTCCATGATCCAGGTCGCCAGTGACACCTACAAGGACGCCCACGGCATCCGGCCCCGGTGGGTCAACTTCAGCGCCATGAGCGACGCCGAGATCCAGGCGTTCACCGACCGGCAGCAGGCCGAGGTCGAGGAGCAGCTGGCCGAGGACGACATGGGCGAGGACGCCTACGCCCTCAGCCTCCAGCCCGAGGCCCCGCGGTCCACCTATAGCGACACCCTGACCGACGAGGACAAGGGCCGGCTGGACGCCTACTTCGCGGGCCTGGAGTGGCCGTCGTGAGCGCCGGTTATCAGACCCACGTCCGAGGCCGGCGCTACGTCCGCCTGACGTTCCGGCCCGCCGGGGCCACCCGGCGCCGGACGATCTGGGCCCTCCAGGAGTCTGAGCGGTGCTACCGCCGAGTCAACCGGGACGGGAGCATCTGGCAACGCGAGACCTCCACCACGGTTCAGGAGGAGGTGGTCCTGGTGACCCCCACCAAGGCGACCGTCCGGCCCGCGGGCGTCAGCCTCCAGTACGGGACCTTGGAGGTCCTGGACTAAGCCTCCGCCCGCCGGACGTTCAGCTCCCAGTGGTGCCGGACCCCCGCCCCGTCGAACGTCGGCACCCCGATCACGAGCCAGCGGGCGGCGCTCAGGTCGTCCACGAACTCGTCCCCCTCCCGGGGGGTCCAGGTCGTCGTGTAGGCGGCGATCAGCCGGGTCGACTCGTGCTGGAACGAGCCGTCCCTGGGCGCGGGCCAGACCGGGCGGGCCTGAGCGTGATCCAGGCGGCCGGGCCAGGAAGTCGCCACCGAGTACAGGAGCTTCCGCGGGGTTCCATCGGAGCCGACCGCCCGGGCTGCCAGGGTGAAGGTCCCCGAGAACCCACTGGTCGTGATCGTCACCGCCGTGGATGCGTCGAACTCCGCCGAGGTGGCCCGCCGGGTGTCCCGCGGCACCGACAGGGCCTGAGACCCCGGCGATCCCCCGACGGTCCCGGAGACCACCACGGTGCCATAGGTCCCGGAGCCGGAGGAGACCTCGACCTCGACCCGGAAGGCCTCAGCCGGGTTCCGGTCTGCGGCGTGGGAGGTGCTGAGCGTCACCGGGTCCAGGACGTAGCCGGTCCTGCGCGAGACCGTGTACCGGCGTGGGAGCAGCGAGAGCGGGAGGACTCCAGACATCAGGGCTCCAGAACGACGTAGCCCTGGAGGTCCACGCTGCGCTCAGGGCAGAGGCGGACCTCCTGCTGTGCGACCCGTCGTCCCAGGGCGCTCGCAGCGGCCCCCAGGGCGGCCTCCATCTCGCGCCTGCTCACGTTGCGGTAGTACCCTGGAACCGGGGACCCGGCGTGCTCTCCGCGCCCAGGGGCGGCACAGGTGAACACGAACAGCCCGCCCGGCGCGGTAACCTCCAGGGCCCGCCGCACAGTCCGGGGCCAGTGGGGGTCGTGTTCGAAGACCTCGGTGGAGACCACGACCTGCCAGCCCCCGTCTCGGGCTGGCGCCTCGTGGGCCATCGAGACAACGTCCACGCCGGGCCCAGCCTGGGCATCCACGCCCACGTACTCATCCCCAGGTTCGAACAGGTCCCGGGCCGTCCCGTTCATGTTGAACGAGCCCAGCTCCAGGGTCGGACCCCGCCAGCGATGGCGGTGCCGCGCACGGACGTGCCGGAGCCAGTCGATGACTGCGGCGTGCATCAGCCCGCCAGGGCGGAGACGTCGAACTCGCGAACCTCGACCGTCCCGGTTCCGCCGTGGACCTCCCAGCTGACCCCACCGCCTGGGGCCGGGGACCACCACCAGATCCGGTCCTGCGAGACAGGCCGGTCCGCGTCGAATGGCTGCGCGTCCGGAGAGACGACGATCACCACCGGGTCCGGGCATTTCTTCAGTCGGGCTTCGACGTCGGCGAGCGACCCCCAGATCATGGCGACGCCGTCGGCCCGGGCGTGCCCGGGCCCCTCCGCCATCGAGGCCACCGGGGTCCCGTGCCACGTGTGGCGAGTGACGGGCTCGGCGACGACGTGCAGGGCGTGACCTCGCAGGGCTCCGCCGGCATCATCGAGACCATGCGAGGCCCCCACGCGGACCAGGGTGCGAGACACTATGGACCTCCCGGATAGGGGCCCACGGTAGCACGTCCAGCCCCCCAGCGCTCAGGCCCCTCGGCGAGCGTCCTCGGACTCCAGGCCCCACCGCGCCGCCCCTAGAAGCTGGTGCAGCCCCGGGGTCCTCAAGGTCAACGAATCGATCCAGTCCTCGTCCGGCAACACCGCCGCCGAATGCGGGACCCCGGCCTCCATGAGGGCATCCACCAGGACTGGGAGCATCCGTCGCTGCCAGCGTCGAGCCCCCTTGGCGTAGCCCGGTAGACGGCCGGCGCTGGCCGGACAGGGCGTGGTCGTCACCACCGACGGGGGCAGTCCTGCCTGGACGCACAACGACGCCAGCCTGACGACCTGGAAGGCGAAGTCCCTGGGCGGTGGCCCGCCCCCCTTGGCGTCGGTCATCCCGACCAGGATCAGGGCGTCCCCTCGGTCCGGCCGGCCAGGAGTCCCGGCGTCCATAAGTAGGACCGGGCCCAGGACTGCCTCAGCTGCCTCGTGGGCTCGCCGGATGCCTCCGTTGACCCCGTACCCCATGACGACCCTGCGCTGCGCCAGCTCAAGCCGTGCGGGCAGGCCCAGGGGGTCTCGGTCCTGCCGGGCGAGGTGATCGCCGAAGACCAGGATCGGGCGGGTCATCGAGGAGCCTCCATGACGGTCGCGCTGTAGCCGTGCTCCTCGGAGCGGTGGATGGTGACGTCGATCAGCCCGTGCATCGTCCCGACGGCAGACTGGACGGCTTCCTGGATCGCGTCGGACTCGTCCTCATCGATGACGACGAGGGCCTCCTCGGAGAGGTCGAAGTGGAGCCCGGCCGGATGCAGGAATACGACTGTCCCGCGGCTGACGTCGAGGATCAGCCTCCAGGGCGGCCCGAACGCCAGCGCCATCGGGGACATCTGGCCCGGGGTGACGTCCCCGCTCACACGCCACCCCGGAGCAGCCCGGCATCCGCCATCTCCGCGTGCGGATCCGCGTCGGTCGAGCAGTCCTGAGTCCTGGCCCAATGGACCAGGGAGTCAATCTGATCGGCGCCGAGGTACCTGGGTTCCCATCGGGCCAGGACCTTCCGGAGCCGGGCGGGGGAGCCTATGCACGACCTGATGTCGCCCACCCGGTACTGGCCGGTGGTCCGGACTTCTCCGGGTCCGTCGGTGACCCCGAGAACCCGGTCGCTAAGCTGGACCGCGATCCGGATGGCTGTCGCCAGCTCACCGATCGAGGTCGGGACCCCGGTGCAGACGTTGACCGGACCGTGATAGACCGTCTCGGTAGACAGGGCCACGACCGCGGCCGCCACGTCCTCGACGTGGACGAAGTCCCGAGTCTGGTGGCCGTCCTCGTAGACGATCGCGTCCTTGCCGCGGAGCAGGGCCGAGGCGAAGATCGCGGCCACCCCGGTGTACGGGTTGCGCGGGGACTGACGGGGCCCGTAGACGTTGAAAAACCGGCCGGCCGTGACCGGCACGTCCCGCTGGGCGCCCCACAGGAGTGCAAGCTCCTCGGTCCAGGCTTTGGACTGGGCGTAGATCGAGGTGGACCGGAACTCTCGGGTCTCTGGGATCGGATGCGGTACCAGCCTGGGCAGCGTCCCGTCGTGCCACGCTGGTGAACGGCCTCGCCGTGGGCGTGGTTCGAAGTCCCACTTGCCAGCGGCCATGTCCTCCGGGCTCCGGTCGGCTGGCCTGTACGGGGTACCCGTCGAGGCCTCCCGGTACAAGCCCTCGCCGTAGCAGGACATCGAGGACGCGACGAATAGCCGCCGGACGTCCTTCCCGTGGGCCTGGATCGCCTCCAGGAGCGCTGCGGTCCCGCGGACGTTCACGTCGACGTAGTGGGCCGGCTGGAGGGCAGACTGACCGACGCCGACGGCAGCTGCGAGGTGGATCACCACCTCAACGCCCTCCAGGATCTTGTCGGACCGGAGCATCGTGGTCACCACCGCTCCGTCACCGCGGAGGCTATAGGGTGACCCTGGGGCGGACAGGTCCCGGACGTCACCGTGGATCAGGGTCAACCCCGGCCGGGGCGGAAGGTAGGCGGGCCAGTGGCCCGTCGGGTGGACCTGGGGATCCAGGTTGTCCAGGACGGTGACCCGGTGGTCCGCGGCCAGGAGCCGGTCGACGACGTGGGAGCCGATGAAGCCGGCACCCCCTGTGCAAAGGACGTGCATGGTCCCTCCGGGTTGGAGGTAGCGCGACCGGCGCTACCCCGCGACCGGCCCCGAGGGCGACCTCCCGAGTTTCTCGCAGATTCTCGTCTGTACCGGTAGACGGTAACCCTCTCGCGGTTACATAGTGGGCGAGGGCGCGATGCCCCGACCGGAGCGAAGATGACCCAGATGACCGTCAGCAACCCCACCATCTACACCGACAGCAAGACCGCCGGCTGGGCGTCCGAGGCCGGCTACCGGCTGGGCCGCGGGTCCGGCGGGGACACCCGGCGCGAGGCCCGGACCGTCGCCTGGATGAAGCGGACAGTCCGCAAGGCCGAGCGCCGGGCCGCGAAGCGCGACCTCCGCGCCCAGATGGCGTCAGCCTGATGGCCCGCCGTCGAGTCAAGCCCGGGATCCCAGCCATGCCCACAAAGGCCATGCTGGAAGCCTACTATCGAGCCCACCCCCACATCAGCCCGGAAGCCGAGATGAGCGTCAACACCGAGCCCACCCGGTACTGCCTCCAGCGGACCCCCGCCAGGACCAAGCAGGTCGAGCAGCAGAACTCAAGCGACGCCTGGGGCCGGTACGGGAGCGCCATCTTCGAACCCTACGGGGCCAGCATGGTCCGGGTCCGCCTGATGGACGGCCACAACGCCTACCGCACCCACGACGTCGTCCGCGAGCAGGCCCGGAAGCTCTGGGCCGACGTAGTCGCCCACCTCGGCGGCCCGATGGGCCGGGACGGGGTCCGGGTCAGCCAGTGGGTCGACGGCGCCTGGGAGGCTACCAGGACCCCATGAACGCGACCCTGCTCCATCGGTGCCCCCGTTGCCGGAGGCCGGGAGCCAAGACCCGAATCCGGGGAGGGCTCGCGGGCCCGTCCAGGTGCTACCGACCGGGCTGCCGGTGGTCCCTCGGGATCCGGCCAGTCATGGATCCGCCAGTCCGAGTCTGGTGGATACCGCCGACCAGGGCTGAGTGATGCTCAGGCGTGCTTGTAGCTGAAGACGGTACCGGCAGGCCACTTGACCTTGGACGTTGGCGCGGCGCCCTTCTGGCCCATGAACAGGATCCCGCGTGGATTCGTGAAGGTCCCGGTGGCCTGATTCGTATCCGCCAGTGACAAGGAGTCATCCGCCCCAGCGACCCGTCCGATCGCACCAAGCTCCTGGGTACCGTCAAACTCGGTCACCAGCTCCAAGGTGTACGGGCCCGCCCCGAGGTTCGGTGCGGTCGCGCTCCCCTCAGTCCCCCAGCGCTTACACGCTCCAAGACGCTGAGTGGGCGTCCCGGTCTGGGTCAGGCCGGTGTGGTGGCCCTCGTTGAGCGCGATGGTGTCGTTCGGGCTCATCCCAACCCCGATGACCGCGTAGCTACTTCCCGGGTCCTCCGGCGGGGCACTCGGGACGTACAGCCGGAGGATCGTCTTGTTCAGGTCCGCGGGCCGCGCCAGGAGCGTGGTCGCGTTCGTGTAGCAGTTGAGGTCCCCGTCCGGGAGCCCATGAGTGGCCTCCACTTCGTAGGTGCCCGCGACCCCCAGCGCGGTCGCGCTGCCCTTCATGGACACAGTGCCCTCGACGCCTGCCGATGTGTCGATGTGGATGAAGCCGTCGTCGTCCCCAACCTGGACCTGCCGTGTGTAGGTGATCGGCCCGTTGCCATCGGCATCGTCAATCGTGCAGCGTTCCTCCCAGACACCCGGCCCGTCCGGGTTCCAGTCACCCGGATCCAGGTCGGTCAAGGTCCCGTCGTAGAGACTGGATCGGCTGTCCCCGTCCGGGTCGATCAGGTCCCAGGTGTGGGTGTAGGGTGCGGTCCCACCGGAAATGGTGATCGCAGCGGTGACGACGAGGTCAGAGGTGTTCTGCTGAGCCCGGGTACCATCGTTCACGGCAAGCTGAGTGCCCCCAGCACTGATCGACTGCAGCTTGGTCAGGACGTCATTGTTCCAGGATCCCACGATGGCCGCTCCCGTGATGTCAGCGAACGCCAGACGCACCCGCTCATTGTGGCTCCGGGTCGACCGGACAGTCCCGCCCCAGGCCTCCAGAATCCGGACCGCCTGATCGTTCACGTGTCGGCCAGCGATGACCGGAACCGTGATCCCCTTGGCCTCCGCCGCAGCCTTCAGGTCGGCGATCATCCGAGAGTCGAAGCCCATGCTGGCAGTGTACCCCGTCAGGCGCCTCGGTGGGTCTCGTACCCGACCCGCCACCACGCCTGATGCCGGCCGCATCGCTCCAGCAGCGGCTCCGCACCCGTCTCCCTGCACCACTGGTAGAAGGCCCGTCGAGCGCCCTCCCACCAGCCGAAGTCATCCAGGACGATCACCCCGCCGTTCGGGACCGCGTCGGCCAGGAGTCGGAGCCCGGTCAGGACCGAGTCGTACCAGTCGCCGTCGATGTGGAGCAGGGCCACCTGACCGATCTCCTGGACCAGCGGTGGCAGGGTCTTGCGCCAGTCCCCTTGGATCATCCGGGGCCGGGAGCCCAACGCCCGGAGGGACTCCTCGCACTCGCCGAACGAAGCACTCATCGACCCGGTCAACCCTCCGGCAGCTGGCCCGTCCACCTCCGGCCGGGCGGCCGGAATACCGGCCCAGGTGTCGAACAGCCACAGCGGCCGGCCTGGGGTCGCCAGGAGCGCCGCGGACCCGCCCTTGTTCGTGCCCAGCTCGACGATCGCACCGGGCGGCAGCGGCCCGTTGGCCGAGGTGAACAGGTTGAACAGGGCCTCGTCGTCGGGGCACAGAGACCGGGACCGGGCGAAGGCCAGCGCCCGCGCTGAGTCGATCACGCCCCGTCGACGCCCAGCCGCCGGAGGATAGTCTTCCGGCCCTTCCCGGCCGTCTCGGCAGCGATCAGCTCGTCGACGACGGCGCCCTTCAGGATGCCGGCCCCCTCGATGTTGTCCAGGCGGTCCATGACGTCGCCGACCTTGCCCTCCAGGATCGCCAGGGGCCCGTCGTACACGACGGTCGACCCAGGAACGGGGTCCTCCGGGGCCGCAGGGGGGGCCTGGGGCCCTTCAGCGGCGCTGGGCGGGGCGGTAGCCGCCGAGGGCGCCGGAGCGCCCTGGTGCGCCCCAGGGCCGTCCAGCTTGAAGCCGTGGCGGACCGACAGCGCACGGGCCTGGATGCCGCTGCACTCGACCACCTCCCGGCCGTCCTGGGTCGTCACGTTGACCCATCCGGAGGGGGTGCTGATCCGGGTCTTGCGGGGCCGGTTCCGGGAGAGGGGGCGAGAGAGTCGAGGCATGACGGGCTCCTATCCGGGCTGGGCAGGGTCGAAGGCGAAGGCAGACCGGTAGCGGTCGATGATCCTGGCGGCGATGATCGGGTAGACACTCTCGCCCCGGTCGGCCCGGCCGGCGAGGGTGTAGGCGTAGCCGCCGATGCGCTCAGACTTCTTACCCAGACCGGGGCTGGTGTTGAACAGCTCCGCGATCGTCAGGCGCTCGGCGAGGGTCAGGGACAGCTCGTCCTGGGACGAGGCCACGATGCCGGCCGTCCAGACCACGGTGACGTTCTGGCGCCCCACCGGGAAGTAGGCCTTGGAGCCCTCCAGCCTCAGGTTGCCGGTCTCCGTGACGTAGTACGAGTCCGAGTCCATGACGGTGCCGCTCGCACCACCCTGGGTGCCGGTGGTCACGCTGGTGATCGAAGCGACCGGCCACTTCGGCAGCCGGATCTCGTTCATCCCGGTGCGCATCACGTCGAACGCCTGGGTGTAGGACGTGGTCGAGGCCTTGTTCGTGAGCCCCCCGCCGATGTCGGCCAGGATCAGGCCGTGGACCACCGCCATCAGGTCGTCGATCAGGTCGTCGTGCTCCGTCACCGCGGCAGGGATCCGCAGCATGAGCTTGACCTCGGCCCTGGTGGTGAATGCCACGGTGGACTACCCCGCCGCTGCGGCGGTCGGTTCCGGCAGGCGACTGATCCGGCCGACCAGCATGGTGATCGCCCCCATCCGGGGCTCATCCTTGGAGCGCTCCCTGTCGAGCATCCCCCGCAGGACCACGAGGTCGTCGTACTCGCCCGCGTTCAGCCGGCGCCGGAGGATCTTGACGGGCTGCTCCAGCGGGTCTTCTACCGCCGCCACCGCGGGGTCCGGGTCCGGGGCCATGATCGGGGGCGGGGTCCGGGCCCAGGTGCCGTCCTCCAGCCGGGTCCACTCCGCCTTGAACACGGACGTCCGATCGCGCCACCCGAGTCGGTTCTGCCGGTCCCGGGAGGTCTTGTGCGAGAGGAACACCAGCGGGCGGTCCTTGCCGAGAAGCTGGACCCGCCGCGTCTGCCGAGTCGGCTCCGCGTAGCAGACCACGATCTTCGGGATCTTGGGGTCCAGCGGGCCCACGTACTCCATGACGAACTGGAACCCGCGCTCCGGCGGACCGACCTCCGCACGCATCCTCATCGTGTCCTCCGGGGACGTCCTGGTGAGAATAGCACGCGCTGGGCCTTCAGGCCCGAAGCAGCCGGGCCCCCCGTGTCTGGAGTCACGGAGGCCCGGTAGTCGCTTCAGCGACGGATCAGGACGGGGTGATGCTCGTCAGCAGGGACGCACCCACGCTGTTGGCGAGGACCAGGGCCCCGTCCCAGAAGATGTCGAACAGGTCGTGCTGGGACGTGCTCTTGGCCAGGGGCATGACGGTCTGGGGGGTCAGCTCCTCCAGCCAGACATACCGCTTGTTCACGACGCCGATGATGGTCGTCGAGCCGGCGGTGAAGGTCGCGATGGCACCGGCGGCGTCGACCACGACCGTGTCGGGCATCTCGGTGGACTTCACGATGGGCGAGCCATCGTAGGTCCGGACCCGGAAGCCGGCGGCGATCTCGACCACGTCGTTGAACTGCTGCTGGGCCTGGAGAACCGCGTTCAGGGCGCGGGCACCAGCCTTGGAACAGGTCAGGATCAGGTCGGCGGAGTTGGAGGACCCCTTGACCGCGTCGATGGCCTCGTCCAGCTTGCTGAGCGAAAGCGCGTCGCCGGCCGCCACGGTGGTGTTCGCGATGACCTGACCGGAGACCGCATTCACCAGGGTGAGCAGCCCATTGATCTGGTTCGCGTCGGCACCGGTGTCGCCCTGGATGACGCCGTTCTCCAGCCGGTTGGCGAAGTCCTCGGCCTTGGCCGCCATCTCCATCCCGAGCACGTCGCCGTAGCTGCGGCCGGTGGCCTGCAGCTTCCGGGTGACCTTGCCCTGGGTGAGCAGGGTGCGGTAGGTGAACGACACCTGGGCCGGCGTGCCGGTCTCCTCGGTGGCGGTGTCCGTGTCCGCGACCCACTCGCCGCCGGTGGTCCCCGCCGTGCGGCGGTTGATGTAGGCGGCGTCGCCCGACCCGGGCTTGCGGTCCAGGGCGGCCTGGAGACCCAGCTCGCGGACGGTCAGCTGCTGGACCACCCGGTTGATGAAGGTCTGGAGCAGGACGGAACCCGCACCGGAGACGTTCAGGGCGCGCTGGACCAGCTCGCTGCGTGCGGGATCGGGAACACCGATCCAGTTGCTTGAGGTCGTCATGGGGGTCCCTCCAGGGGAGCTGCGATCAGGGCGCCGGGTCAACCCCGGCTGGGGTTGATGGGGTCAGGACCAGTTGGCCGCGAAGCTCGGGGCGCTGATCAGGCCATCGGCCTGGGCGGCGCGGAGGCCGGCGCAGAGGATCCGCTGCAGGTTCCGGATGGAGCCGGCGCCGTTGACGTTGGCCGGGCCGTCCTCCTCGGCGAGGACGGTCACGTGACGCTCGACCAGGGCGGCGAGGGCGGTGCCCTGGCCCTGCTCCTGGCACTCGCTCACGAGGGACCGGAAGGAGGCCTCGGCACCGGCGCCGGAGTCGACGACGGGCACGCGGGTGGCGCTGTGCAGGCCGCGGCGCTGGGGGGCCTCGGCGAGCCGGGCGATCGCGGCGTTCTGCCGCTCGATCTGGGCGCGGAGCGCGACGATCTCGGGGGAGACCTCGGGCTCGGGCTCGGGGGCCGGCTCGGAGGCGGGAGTGGCGGCCCGCAGGGACCGGACCTCTTCCTGGAGCGGGGCCACGGCACCCTCGATCGCGCCCGGCAGGGCGGCGGTCAGGGCGTCGGTGACGGAGCGGGCGACCAGCGCTGCGATCTCTTCGGGGGTCATCTCGGGCTCCTCCACGTCGGGGGGGCTGGGGTGTTCGTCGATGGACAGGGCCACCTGGGGAGCATCCTCACCGGGCGGCACCTCGCTGTCAAGGTCTTCCAGCGATTCCGTTCCAGGACTAACGCCGGAGCGGTTGTCCTTGGAATCGGGGTCCGGTTCGGGGTGGTCGTCGCAGTCCGGCTCGGCTGCTCGGGCCTCAGGGGTCTGGACCGTCGCCGGCTCGGTGTCGACGTCCACCGCGGGCTCGGCCGCAGGCTCCTCGGCCGGCACCGGGAGGTGCATGGAGCGGGCGATGCCCTGGCAGGCAGACCGCAGGTTGACCAGACCGTCGCAGTCCGGGTTGGCGGGAGCACGGGTCACCGCGAGGTGATCCAGCTCGACGTCGAGGACCAGGACGCGATCCAGCTCGTCTTCGTCGTCGTAGATCAGCTGCAATGCGGTGAACCAGCCACCGATGGACTGGCCGATCGGCTGCTTCGCCCCCAGGCGGTCCCGCAGCTCGCGGGCCTTGTCGACCCCGTACAGGGCAGACACCACGGTCAGCAGGTACCCTTGCTCGGCCGGGTCGGCAGGCCGCTCGACGTCCGCCCTCTCGACGGTGGCATCCACCGACTGACCGATCACCGAGTCCCACTCGTGGACCGAGAGCCAGGACCCATGGCCGGGGAGCAGGGGCACGCCCGGGTCGCCCCGGAACTGATCGGCCATCGACTCCAGGGCGTCCCGGGTCATCTCCGTGCCGTACCAGTCCTTGGACGTCGACGACGCAACCCCCTCCACGGAACCGATGGTCTCAAAGCCGACATCAGCCGACTCGGTCGCCTCGTCGTCGCCCTCGGCCCGAGCCTCCGGCGCCGGCTGGAGCCGGACCTCGCAGGGCATGGAGAAGCGGGTGGCGTCCCGCCGGACGAGACCGCGGGCGGTGATCACGGTGCCGTGCGCGGCGTCACCCCGGGAGCATTCGACCCGGTCGTCCGTGGGGTCCAGGGCCCGCCGGGTCAGCTCTTCGACCAGCGCCTTCAGGTCCTCGTGCATCTGGGTAACCTCGTCGGCGTTACACGCGGAGCGCGTGGCGGTTCAATGCACGGTAGCCCGCCGACCAGTGGTCGGTCAAGCTGTGGGTCACAGGCCTGGGTGATCGACCACCGGACCCAGCCTGACCGCCGCACCGGTGTCCACCTCGGACCGGGTCCAGATGACCAGCACGCACCGGCAGTTGCCCCGGCACTGAGTGTCACCACCGGGCTGCACCGAGAGGGTCGAGAGCGGCCGGAACCCCTCCAGGCCTTCCCGTTCGCAGTCCACGCAGGTCCGGTTGTCCCCGACCACGACCCACTCGACGTACCACTCGACCTCGCCCTCGACCCCCTCAGCCCGCTCGACCTCTCGCAGCCCTTCCAGCAGGACGGTGTTCGACAGGTCGTTCAGCTTGCCGGACCAGTTGTAGATCCGGTGGGCCTGGGAGTCGAAGGCCGCAGCGGAGGTCCCCAGCAAGGCTGCCTCGTGCTCGTCCTCAGCATCGATGGCACGGGCCGCCGAGCGGGTCGCCTGCCGAAGCGACTCGGCGACCCGGCGCCGGACGGTCTGGAACGGTCCGTCCTGGGCGGTCAGCCAGCCCATCGCGAGACCGAAGTACTGCTCCGCCCGGTCCCCGTGGTCCGCGACTACCTCCGCCACACCGGTGAAGTCCGAGGCCGCATCGCGGCCGATCTCTGCAGCCCGCTCGTACAGCGGCCCGGTCGCCGCTCGCCAGCGGACCTCCAGCTTGTCGAACGTGTCCGCCAGCGCGTTGAGGGCGACCTGTGCGGCCTCCTCGGTGACACCTCCGCGGTCCCGCTCATAGGCGCGGCCTACGATGGCCAGGACCTCGTCTCGGGCCTCCTCCCAGAGCGGCCGGACATCGATCGCGTAGCGCGAGATGACGTCGCCCAGGGCCGGGAGATCCAGCGTGCGGTAGCCCTTGAATCGGCCATGCGGCTGCCAGTCAGACGGCAGGTCCCGGGCCCGCCGGTAGGTCAACTCGCCGGCCAGCGCCAGGGCGGCAGGCCGGGGCAGGAGCCCGGCGCCAACGAGGCCCATGAGTCCAGCGTCCGGCTCCTCCGAGCCGCAGTCGCAGTCGTTGTCGTGGACGTGCCCCCGGACCCGGCCACGACGGGCGCTCCCGGTCAGGGCGATGTCCAGCGCCAAGGACAGGGCTCGGGGGTCGACGATGTCGGCGACATGCCCCACGATCCGGTTGTGCTCGGCCCAGGTCCGCTCCGCCCAGGTTGCTTCCACAGCGGCGGCCACCTCTTCAGGCTCCTCGGGCCCCCCCTCGCCAGCGTCATCGGGCTCGCCCGGGGGCGCCGCGTCATCGGGATCACCCCCGGAGCCACCATCAGGATCGGGGTCCGGGTCGTCGTCGCCAGACAGCGCGTCCTCCAGGATGACCGGGGCTGCGGAGACCGTGATCACGTCTCCGCTATCGACCGGATCGTGACCCAGGATCTTGCGCCCCTCGTTCCGGCTCAGGACTCCCTCCTGGATCAGCCCGGTGATCGTCTTGCCCTGGCGCTCCTGGTCCTCAGGAGACAGCTTCACGTCCCGGTCGAACCGGAAGCGGGTCAGGCCCACGCGGTCCGGGGAGGTCGCCAGCAAGGGCAGGATTCGGGCCGTGACCTTGGCCTCGATGATCTCCAGGATCGGGACGATCAGGTGGCTCGCGCCGACGTCCACCTGGGCCTGCATGTTGGCCCGGTTGGCGTCGGCCACCTCGCCCATCTCCGCCGGGGTCACCCCGAACGATCGCCAGATCACCCGCCTGATGTCCTGCACGATGTCGCGCATCGACAGGTCCTTGGGGGTGTGTCGCAGCTCGACCCAGGAGGCGCCAGCCCCGGTCGGGTCTGGATTCGTCAGGACCCGGATCTTGTGATCCTGCCCACGCATGGACTGAAGGTCCGCCTTGGCCCGGTCAGCGGCCTTCCCGCTGATGCCGGTCAGGACGATGATCCCCGGAGGGATCTCGTCGGCGTCGTAGGCGAGCATGACGTGGTTCGCAGATCGGAGCAAGGTGATCACCTGATCCACGATGGACTCGATGATCGGGTTCCCCTCCGGGCCTGCGGTCGTCGGGAACAGGCGGAAGAACACGATCTCGTCGGCCTCAAACGGGACCGCCTTCCCGGTCGGGAGCCCGTCGTCGGACTCGTAGGCCTGCAGGTACCCGGTGAGACGCCCGTGATCGTCGGTCTGGGGCTTCATCGTGGACCCGCGGAGCGCGACCAGCTCCGACAACGCCTTGGCCCGGTTCCGGACCAGCTCAAGGGCGCCCTGGTCGAACACCAGCAGGTCCGTGAGCATCTTCGTCATCAGTTCCTGCCACGTGTCGCCGTCCTCGTTCGGCGCCGACAGGAAGCGGGACTGAGTGTCGGACTCTTCCCGGGCCGCATCCCACTGATCGTCGTCGGGCTCCACCGTCGGCTCGACGGCGTGGTCCCAGGTCGCGATCCGCCTGACGATCGAGTCGATCGCTGCACGGACGTCCGGGGTCCGGCGGTACACCGTCCACATCTCGCCCTGGGTCAGCCAGCGCCCCAGGGACGAGTCGACCTTGTACTTGACTCCTGCGACCTCGACCGTGCCGCCCAGCGGCTTCCCCTTCCGAGCCCGGGTATCCGTCGTCAGCCAGCCCCCAGGCTGGTGAGTGGGGTGCCGCGCACGGCCGATGGGAACAACGGGGGGGCCAGCGTGAAGCAGGACGGCGTTCGACATCATCTCACCCGGGTGACAGGCGCCATCGTAGCGCGTCGCCTTGCGGCTCGTCGCGACCTCCCTGGGCTCGGGCTACGAGTGGAACACGGAGGCCATCCATGACCCAGCCCGCCCAGGCGCTTGTGCCTGACACCCCGCCCGCTTTCAGCCCGGCCATCCAGCCGACCACCCGGTACCTCGGGTTCGTCCTCGACCGAGCCACACCCGGTTGGGGCGCGGCCTCGATCATGCTCCAGGACGACGACTTCGACGATCTCCTGGCAGCGATCCCGATGGACTGCGCGGCGTGGCACATCGTCGACCGCGCAGCGGGCCGGATCATGGCCGGCTCGGACCCGAACACCGACAAGCTCCACAAGCCCTTCCCGAGGCTGGCCCGCAACCACCTCGGCGACGTCATCGAGACCCACGACCGCGACGCCTCCGAGGCTGCCCGGCTGGGCGCCGGCCCCGACTGGACCCACCGCTACTGGACCTTCGTGGCCCGGAAGGGGGTGTGGGGAGCCTGGACCGCATCCGGCACCTCCGAGGACGTCTTGACCGCCATCCGGGCCGGGCGGGCGTCAGGGGCCGACTGGCACGTCCTGGACACCGAGACCTCCACCGTTGGCGCCACCCACGAGGGCCCCGGGATCCGGCACGTCATCCCGTCGATCGTCCAGGTCCTCGCCTACGAACAGGAGGTGGCGGCATGGCGCATCGCCCGCATCGCCGAGACCGGTGGGCCTGTGATCACCGAGGACGACGCGCTCACCCTGGAGTGGGCCCAGTCTGGCACGCTGCCGGAGGGGTGGCAGGACCTCCCGACCGACGAACTCCGCGCCCTGGTCGAGAAGCACGAGGCAGCCGCTCAGTCCTGAGGGACCCCGGGGCAGCCAGCCTTGACCCATGCCCAGACCGCGACGTCCAGAGGGCTAAGGTCGTCGGCGGGATCGATGTTGTAGACCGTGTTGAGGGCGGTCTCACGCTCCGGGCCGTCAGTCCCCAGCTCCCGCAGGACCCGGAGCATCGCCCTGGTCGTCGGGTGATGCTCGGGCCCCGTCGGTGGGCTCACAGAACCAGCACCGGGCAGGATCCCCACCCGGACGTGGTCGGGGTACCGGATCGCGTAGACCTCCTCGTAGTGGAGAGCCCAGTCGGAGCCCGGGAACCAGCGCGGGTCCAGCGGCTTGGGGTCGGTCAGGCCGCGGTCCGCGGCCCAGAGGACGAAGTCCCCAGCGGGCAACACCCGGAAACCTGACCGCTGGCGGGCCAGGGCTGCCTCCAGGGGCTCCGGAGGCCCTCCGGGGGACCCCGGGGCCGGGGAGAGGGCGTCGACGGCCCTGGCCGCCAGTGCGGCGGCATCCTGAGCCAGTGCCCAGAGGTCTGGATCGATGGGCGGCAGGTCCGCGTCAGGCGATGCGGCGGCCAGCGTCGAGGACGACGGGGCCCCAGCTCCGGCCAGGGTCTGGATCGCCACGTCCAGGGACAACTGGTAGGCATGGTCCACCTTGCAGCCGACCCGGACCTGGACCCGGCCGGCCCGGACATCGCTCGCCGGGGTCGGGTCTGGGTCGAACCCCAGGGACAGGCCCGTCGCCAGGATGATCGCGAACCGGTCAGCGCCGTCCCAGAAGCCCACTGACCACTGGCCGGGAGGGGGTGTCAGCATGGTCGGGCCCTTCTGGGTCGGGGCAACGCCGGCCGGCGTTCCGGACAGCCGGATCCCGGTTCCCGGCTCCCGGGGTTCGAAGTGGCTTGCATCCGGGGCCAGCCCGGTTCCGGACAAGATCCTGGACATGGCGCCGGCCAGCTTCGTGTCATCGCTCATAGGTCAGCCCGCAGGAAGCAGGGCAACCTGCAAGCTGGGACCGCAGCCCGGATCTCGGCCTGGGAGCCCCGCAGAAAGACGCCACTGACGTACCTGAGGGAGACCTCGTGGTCTACGGGGGCCACGTCCGGGTCGAGGTGCTCGCCGACGGACGCGCCGCCCAGGACGGCGGCACCCTCCAGGTCCTCCCGGACCCTGTCGATCCGCCCCGCAAGGGCGTCGTGGCCGCCAAGGGACAGGGCGTCCTGGGCGTCGCTGAGCAGGTCGCGCAGCTCGGAAAGGGTGGTCATCTCGTCCTCCTGGTCAAGTAGCTGGGTGGGTCATCGGTCGCGACCAGCTGCCCGGCGCGTGCCGGTGTTCCGCCAGTCCCGGTAGTGGATGACCGACTGCTTCGGTGCCGTCGTCGGGCCCCGCACCTTGCGGCTCGCGTACTCGACCTCCGGCTGACCGTGGGCGACCCGCAGCTGGGCCATCATGTACCAGTCCTTGGGGTACCCGCCGCGGACCTTCCAGACGCCGCTGATGTCGACCCCTGGGAATGCCTCCTGAACCGCGGCGACACAGACCTTGTAGAACGCCCGGCCGTGCATGTTCCGGCGGCCCCGGGCGGAGTAGGTGGTGGTCTTGGGCACCTGATGGGACAGCTCGTGGATCAGGAGTTGGGCCAGGGTCCACTGGTCGATGTCAACCGGGATCCGCATCAGGATCCTCCGGTCCATCGACCGCGACCACCCTGAGCACTTCGCTCCGGCAGGCTTGACCTTGACCTCCAGGGTGGGGGCGCCCCCATTCCGGAAGCAGGCCTTCCGGAGGGTTGGAAGCTGGGCCAGCCGCCAGAACAGGCCGTCGACGTCGATCCCGTTGACCACCCGGCGCTCGGAGACCGGGACCGGACAGGGGACCGTCTCCTGGGCATCGGTGGCGGCCTGCTGTGCCGGCGGGGAATCGGGAACGACCCGGACCCGGGAGGGGCAGCCGTCGCAGTCCTCGGCGGCGTGCATGGCGGCCAGGGCGCGGGCCCTGGTCGGGTATCCGGTGACCCGGCCGTGGGTCTCACAGGCGTTGACCCAGGCATCGTTCTCGGTCCCCAGGAACCGGGAATCACAGACCCGGTAGACCCCGAACAGGCACCCGGTCTCGGCCCGGCGGTACTGGACGGCCCCAGGGGTCCCGTCGATCAGGGCTCGACGCGCGGCCCGGTTCAGGTACCTGCCGGGGTCCAGGGAGCCGGTGACCGGCGTGGGGTAGGCGTCCAGGACGGGGTAGGGGGCGCGGGCCATATCAGGCTCCCATCCACTGGCCGGTCTGGTCGTACAGCTCCTGGATCTCGGGGGTCCAGCCATCGTCCCGGGAGGTGGCGACCCGCAGGCCCCGGGCCCGGGCTTCCACCAGGGTCGCGGGGAGCAGCTGGCCCTGGATGACCCAGGCGCGGCCGGCGGCATCCCAGCGGGCGCCCTTGCTCTTGAGCCACTGACGGTTGGGATAGGTGCGGCCGGTGAACGTGTAGGTGGTGCTGTAGGTCATCTCGGGCTCCGGTGTCCCGGCATCTCGCCGGGGTTGGATGGGGTGGGGTGGAGTGCCGATCGCGCCTAGGACCGGACGCCGCTGTAGGCCTGGGCGTAGACCTCGCACCAACGCATGTTGTCGCCGCGGGTCCTGTCGTTCTCCAGGCGCTCCTTGCGGGCCTGCTTCGCCTCGGCGTTCAGCCTGTGGAGCTTGGCGATGTTGGCGTCGTAGGCGGCCTGCTCGGTAGCGGTGCGGGTCATGTTCTCTCCGGGGTTGCTGGACATAGATGCACGACTCGTGCCAATATTGGCTCGACGGGTGCAGCCCCGCCCACTGCAACGACTCGCGCACTGCCCCATCCCGAACAGCCGACGTACCCCCCGCCAGCATGCGCACTTTCAGCCCCAAACCATGACACTCATGTCGCGGTTTGTATGGCACGCATGTTGCTCGCCGACGCGCTTGCGCCCACTGTCTACAATGACTACGACGACGAAAACCAAGACACTCATGTCATGGTTCAATGGCTATCTGGACGACACCGCGTCGTAGAACCGCGCCCAGGGCGTTCTGGTGTACCAGTCCGAGACCGCGACACTCACGTCATGGTCCTGGATCGCCCATGCCAGAAGCTGGCCCACGGCGTCCTCGATGTCCTCGACGTAGGCAGTCTCCAGGGACCGGCACCGAGAGGTCGACGCTGCCACGACCTTCTCGCCGTCAGCGTTGCCGTCGCCCAACCCCATCAGGTCGACCGTGCCAAGCTCCAGGACCTCCTCCCCCGGGACCAGGAGGTAGAGGATCCACATCTGGTCCATGCAAGGCTCCCAGGCCAGCCGGAACGGTGGCTCCCGGTCCGGGACCACGCGCAGGTTCACCCCTTCCTCCGGAGCCGTCTGGCGCGGGCTCGTCGCTGGTGCCTATTCAGCGCCTTCACACCATGGTCTGGGACCAGATCGCGAGCCATCTTCACGACCTCCTCTCGCATCGCGTCCTCGTCGAACACCGGCGCGATCACCCGCGATGCATCCAAGGTCGGGCTGGGCTGAAGGCCGGGGGTGATCCCTACACCCTGAGCCTTCCGGACTCCGTCCGCCGCCAGCCGCACCGCGGCCTGGGTGATCAACTTCCCGTCCGAGGGCAGGCCGGCCTTGGCCAGCACGGCGGTCATCTCCTCGTCGTGGATCTCCGCACTGTACCCGGGGCCCCCGGGCCTCATCCCAAGCTCGGCAGCGCTGGCGACCACGCGGTCAACGCCGGTGGCGTCCCGGAGGATGACCACCCCAGACGGCACCCTGGGGTCCCGCTTGACCGGGAAGGTGAGGTCCAGGCTCACGGCAGCAAAACCCAGAGGCCCAGGCCACGAGCGCGGCCCCAAGCGCGCCGCCACCAAGGCATCCGGGCCCATGCCCGTTCAGCCCAACCCCAGCGCCACTCTTCCCGGACTCGGAGGAGTCGCTCCGTGGCCGTGAAGCTGTTGAGGTTGAGTGCCCGCTCAGCCTCCTCCATCGTCAGCCCTGTCTGGTCCGGGAGGGTCTTCCACCCATCCCGGAGGCGTTCACCCCAGGGGCTCAGGCCCGGCCCGGTCTCGTCAGGGGCGAGCACCGGGTACAGGGTCTGGCGGATCTCGCGGCTCACCCGGCGATCCCGTCGCCTGCGTTGGCGCCCAGCTTGACCCCAACCACTTCGGGCTCGGGCGGGAGCGGGGACGCCAGGGACAGGGTCTCGTAGCGGTGGTCACCATCCTGCCACAGCCGCACCTGGATCGTCGCACGGTGGATGATGACCCTCCCGGTCGGGGACCGTTCAGCGACGGCCAGGAGGCGCACCAGGGCTTCCCTGTCGATGATCCAGCGGACGTCCCGGACATGGCCCTCCGGGGGGATGGCCGTCTCCCGAATGAGCGTCGGAGCCCCGGCCCGCTGAAGGGGGCGGAAGGTCTCCCGGATCAGGTCCGGGTCGAAGATGGGTCCGTGGTCGCTCATGTCGGTGGAGCCTCGTGGTCTGCGGCGGCATCCGCACCAGCCTGGAGGGCTTCAGCAACCTGTCGCTCAAAGTCGATCCGCTCGACAAGCGGCGCCTCAAACGGCCGGACGCGGCCCTGGGCCGTGGACTGCTCGGCGTGGGCCTCGCACCGGTCCCCGGTTGGGGTCGTGCAGACCGCCCTGGCTCCGCAGTCCACTGGCTGCTCCTCGTCCCAGACGATCGCGGTGCAGGTCGGATGCCTCGGGGTACCGTTGTGCGCCATCGGACCACCGTAGCCTGGGCGGACACCGGCCGCGACGAGGACCCTCCAGGGCGCCCGGGACCGGAGGGGCGGGCCCTACGTCCCGGTGTCGCCCTCGACAGCCTCACAGGCCACCATGCGGGTCAAGAGGACCGCCCGGACCTGGGCCCGGTTGCCTTCCCAGGCCTTGGGGCAGCGCCCGTACAGGGCCCGGATCGCCCGGAGCTGGAACGCCAGGGACAACTCGCGCAGGTCCCCCCTGCGGAGGTCATCGCACTGGTCCGCGATGACCCGGAGGGCCTGCAGATCCTGGTAGTCGGTCCCCGGCCGGACCCGGAGGTAGCCCCCGGTCTTGGGGAGGTGGAGCAGGTCGGCCTCGGCCTTCCAGTCGGTTGCGGGATTCATGCAGCACCTCGGACTGCCCAGGAGTGGGCGATGGTCAGGAGCCAGCCCGGCATCGGGATCGGGCTGGACAGGATGGACTCGGCAAGCAGGATCAGGCCGTCCTCGGATCGGGCCCCGGACTGCAGGGCCTCCAAGACCTGCTTGGAGGCCTGGATGGCGGCCGTCTCGTCACCGTCCTCCAGCGCCATCGCGGCCTCGATGCACAGGTCCTCAACCGTGGGGGTGGGGGTCATCGTCTCCTCCGTGGGGGGTAGCATCTCAGGCCGCCTGGGCGAACCGGTCGGCCCGATCAGCGGCGTAGGCGCGGGCCTCGTCGGCCGTCCAGCCCTCGCTCGCAGCGGCCTTGAGGAATGCCTGCTCGACGCCCCAGATAGTGACGTTGAGGAACTGGAGGGTGTTGTCCGGGCCGGTCCAGACGCCCCGGCTCCAGCCCGCGCTCTTGCGGGACCGGAGCAGGGCCAGGGCCCGCCCGGTCTCTTTGGCGCCGTAGTAGGGCAGGGCCATGAAGTAGGTGGCCCAGGTCTGGCGGTCCGCGGTCCGCTTCCCGCCGATCGCGGTGAAGTCCCACATCGACTCGGCGGCATCGACCAGGGTGTAGGCGTCGCCGTACTCCAGGCCGTTCAGCGGGTGGCTGGGGAGGCAGGCCCGGAGGCCCTTGCGCTCGATGAGGCGGGTCGCCACGTTGCGGCCGGCGGTGCGCTCGCCCTCGGTGGAGCCGCGCTCGACGCGGGCCCAAACTTTGGCGAACTTGCGGGCGGTGGCGTTGGTAGTCGTCATCGGTTTAGGCCTCGTAGACGTAGACGGTGGCGCCATCGATCCGGGCGTAGACGCCCAGGCCGCGGACGTAACGGTAGAACGACCGCGCCTGAGCGGCGGTATCGAAACCGAACATGGTGGACTTGTCGGTCAGGTCGATCGTCGCGCCCTGGGCCGCGGTGATGATTGCGTTGTAGGTCTCGTCGGTCATGCTCGGCTTAGATGCATGACCCGTGCCAACCATGGCGCGACATCTGCCATCCGGCTACCTGGGCGGTCTCGCAGATCCCCGGACTGAGACCTCCAGCGCGCCTGGACTCAGTGACCCGAAGCGGCCGCCCAAACCATGACACTCATGTCATGGTCAGGATGGTACGCATGTTGCTCAAGGATCCGCTTCCGCACAGTGTCTACGCTCGCGAGGACTGCGAATATCGCGACACTCACGTCATGGCCTGGAGCCCTCAGGCGGCCCTTGCGGTACAAGCCCGCAACAGGTCCCAACTCACAGCCACTCCCAGACCGCGACACTCGTGTCATGGTCATCCTCAGGAGGCGTCGTAGGAGCCCCCTGACTGCGCCAGCATGGCGGCCACCGCCGCGTAGGCGTCCGAGAACCGGAAGTGGTCCGCGGCGGAGCCCTCGGTCCAGATCACCCGGCCCTTCTTCTCGTCCAGGACCCGGACCGGGGCTCGCATCTGGTCCGACCACCCCAGGACCGAGAACGAGTCCGAGGGGAAGGTCCGTCGGTCGAACCGGATCTCGTCCAGGGTCGAGTCGAGCAGTTGCGTGCGGTCGACGGTGACCACCCGGGTCTTCCAGTTGAGGCGCCGACCGAAGCGGTCTCGGCCGATCCGGTCGGTCGGGTGGAACCGGCACAGCCAGACGTCGCAGTCCGAGCCCCACCATCGATCCCGGATCTCCTGGGCCTTCCGTGCCTCTGGCTGAGCGTCGATCACGCAGACGTCGACGTGAAACCGCTCGATCAGGTCGTCCAGCTCTTCGAACCGAACGACCGTCCCAACGAACACCCCCTCGCGCATCGTCACCGGGCCCACGTCTTCCTCGTCGTCCTCGTCCGCAGGCCTCGTCGCCAGCCGGATCCGGTCGATGTTCACGTTCAGCAGGGACCCCACGTCCACGCCCATCACGACGAGGTCGTCCTCGTAACTGGGCCCACCCACGTAGTCGTTCTCGTCGGCCTGGGCCGACGTCCTCAGGTCCTCGACCGAGACCCGGGCTCCGGCCTGTTCGAAAGCGGTCCCGAGGTTCGACGTGTAGAACGTCGCCAGAGCCACGCTGTCACCTTGCGCCAGGATCCACTCGGCGAATAGCTCGTGAATGGACTGACTGAGCACGTCCAGCCGTGTCATCCGGTAGCCGTGTCGGAGCACCATCGATCGCTCCGCCACCCAAGCCCACCAGCACTCGGCCCGCTCAAAGGGCTGCTCGCACCGTCGGCACAGGGGCCTCGCATCGCCCTTCACGACCCCGCCACCGGCGCCCAGCGGGGTAGCCCCGGCGCCGGGCGGGGGAGTCTGCCGCTCGCGGTCACGGAGGGCCCAGCGGCCGTCGTCCTCCTTCCGGATGAAGTTGACGAACCAGTCCAACGGCTGAGCCTCTCCACAGTGGGAGCACCGGTAGTGCCAGCGCCGTCCGTCAGACCTCTGGAAGACCGAGTCGATCCCCATCTTGGGGTAGGTCGGGTTCCCCAACCGGAACAGCTGCGGGTAGGGCGAGGCCCGGAGTCGGTCCCGCGCCTTGGCGAGGTTCACCGGGTCACACTGGTCGTACTCATCCACGAAGAAGGCATCGCAGGAGAACTCCAAGAAGTCGCTCGGGGTGTTGGCCCCGAGGAACATCAGCGCTCCGCGGCCGAAGCGCTTGAGCGACTGCGAGCCGGTCGCTGCACCGGACTGGCGGAGGGCGCCCTCGTCCTCGCCTGGGAGCCTGCGCCGGTAGGCTGGATTCTCGTTCAGCATCGGGTCGATCCGCTTCCTGACGAACCGACCCCGGACCGCGTAGGTGGGGAGGCAGTAGCCGCAGACCCGGCCCTTCCAGCCGGCCAGCCTGAGCATCAGGGCGATGAACAGCTCGCTCTTGCCGGTCTGGACCGCTGAGATGATGTCCGCGCCGTCCATGTCCTCAAAGATGGCGTACAGCGGAGCGAGGTAGGGCATGGTCCCGAAGGACATCGGGAGCCCGCGGCCGGAGCGGTGATCGATGAGCGCCATCGCTAGGAGGGGATGCTCCTGGCGCAAGGTGGACATCGCCGAGTGGTAGGCCTCGATCACCGGATCAGTCTATCCGCTCCTTCAGGACGGCCAGGGCCAGCGCCTGCAAGGCGCCCGGATCACCCCTTCCGGAAGACAGATCTCGCGGTCGCTGCGTCCACCCCTGGTCGTCGCAGCTCCCGCACCTGAACTGGTCGTACCACCCACGCCCCTTGCAGGCGGAACACCGCTCACCGTACCTGCCCCACCGGATCACCCGGTCCCGGGCCTCCGGTCGCTTCAGGTCGAGGACGACCTCGTTGGCCGCGAGCCAACAGGTGGTCCACAGGGGCATCTCGTGTTCGGGTCCGAGGTCTCCAGCCTCGATCGCCGCGAGGATCTTCTCCTGGTAGCCGCTCTCGGGACCGATGGTGACCAGGACGTGCCTGCCGGTGTAGCCGGTCCAGTCCGGGGCAAGGTCCGAGGCCCGGATGATGCGGACAGGCCGCACGGTACCTGAGGGGCTGACGAACAGGGCCGGGCCCTCGTAGTCGTCGAGGAGCCCTGGCGTGGAGCCTGGAAGGGTGTACTCAGGCATCAGGACACCCGGAAACATGATCGTCTTTGTCCCCACCGCACTCGCCGCAGTAACGACCGACGGACTCCCAGACGGCCAACGGCGACTTGGGTGGAGGATCCTCCCCAGCCAGTACCCGAAGCCGATCCAGGTCATCCAGGAGCAACCGGACCCGTCCGTACAGGAACGAGCGCTCTCCGTCGGGGACCTTGAGCGAGGCCCCGCGAGCGGTCATCATTCGGTGGACCTTCTCGACCCGGTCAACCCAGGTCGTGTCGGCCTGAGTGACCTCGTCACCCTCGTACCAGGACCCCACCACCGCCCGAACGAGGTCCCCGTCAGTGGCCCCATGGGCTTTGGCCGTCGCCGCAGCCGCCGAAAGGCCTTCCAGGGCATTCAGGCGGTGACGCAGGGCGCGGGCCTCGTCGGTTTCACCCGGGGTCATCGGTTCACTTGTGCCAGCGACGCCTCAGTGGGCATCCGTGTCTCCCGGGGACGGCTTCCAGCCCTCAGCGTGGAGGGCCTTCGCTCGGGTCATGTCCAGGACGGCCTTCGTCCGGAAGTTGAGCACGATCAGGGTCAAGAGCCAGCCCGCGAGCAGGTCCAGGTAGCTGATCGAGAACGCCCCCCAGGGCGTCGACAGGGTCCAGGTGATCAGGGTCTCGACCGTCACGAATCGTCCGGGTCGTCATGGTCTGTCGGGTTCTCCAGCCGGCGCATCGCCTCGTGGATCGGGAGGTCGTCTTCGCCGTCGTGGTAGACGAGGGCGTCCTGGTGCCAGGACACACCCTGGCCGGGCTTCACCTCGTCGGCCCAGCAAGAGCCAGGGTCCTCGGTGGTCACGATCTCGTGGGCGAAGTCTCGGGCCTCGGCCTCGTTCTCGGCGTAGGCGTATGCTTCGAACTCAATCGCGACGCGAAACAGGCGCTTCATCAGTCCTCCGCCCCCTGGTAGCCGTCACCGTCCAGGTCCGCGACCGGCTCAGGCCACGGCCTGAGCCCGCCCAGGCAGTCCCAGCAGTCCTGCGCCGTCATCCGACCCAGGTGCCGCCCCTCGGGGTCGTAGACCTCCCGGCCCTGGCCTCGCTCGTCCGCCCGGGGCCGGGAGGTGTAGCCGGCGGACGCCAAGGCCTCGTGCAGGGTCATGTTGCGGTCCATCAGCCGGCGGTGGAGGGCGGTCAGGTGGGGCTGGGTCTCGTCCATGCCTCAGGTAGCGTCCAGGCCCCCGGCTACCCGCCGGGGGTCTCCGCTGTCTGCTCAGGGGCCCGGTTCACCGAGACCTCCGCGGCTCGCTGGTTGACGATGGCCTGGAGGGTGATGTTCAGGTCAGCGACGTCGTCCGCCAGGGCGCCCATGACGTCGCCGCCGGTCACCCTGGCGGACCGGACCCGGTAGGACTCCGGGACCGCCACCGTGCGCCCGGCAGCGGCTTCCTCAGGGGACTCCAGGCGCATCCGGTCCCGCTCCAAGCGGCGCCGGGCGCTGATCAGTCCAGGGATGTCCTTGGCGGTCACCCGCATCTTCCGGATCGCGTCCGCCGAGACGAGGTCCTTGGCCGCGAGCGCGATCGCTGCGTCGATCAGGGTTGCGCCCTTACGGACGATGGCCAGCTCCGGGTTCGCCCTCGGCCTGTTCTTGGCGCCGGGCTTGCGTCCAGGGGACCTGAGCGGGGCCGGAGGGGGCTCCAGGGCCGTCGCAGGGTCTGCGTTGGATGTCCCGCGGTTCACGACACCGTCGGGCAGCACGGGGGCCCTGAGGCGGTCTTCGATGCAGGCAAGCTCCACCCGGCCCTGGTCGGGCATGTACAGGTGTTCGTAGATCGCCAGCGCCCGGCTTGGGCCTGCGGTCCCCGAGTCCCTGATCCGCTGGTCCCACTCGAACTTCTTGGCCCACTTGCGGACCCAGCTCTCGCTCCGGTTCACCGCCCGGGCCGTCGCTGTCTTGGCCCGACGCTCAGGGTGCTGGGCGACGAACAGCAACAGGGCCCGGTGCAGGACCGGCGGTTCGCCCGTGCGACGAGCAAGGGGGTGCCGCTCGTCCGGGTCGTACGCCGGGACGTCCTCGGTGTCCGATGGCGCGTCCGGCGGGGTCGACGAGGGCTCGCTCATGCCTCCACCCTACCCCAGGGTGGCCAAGCGTGCGAGTCGTGCGAGTCGCTCAGTTCCGCCCCGGGGGCCGTTCGGACGTCCAGGACCCGCACTGGGTCCCTTTCAGCGTGCGAATCGTGCGACCGGCTGGGTCCCAGCGGTGCAGCGAGCATAGTCACCCCCCTCCACGTTCTGCACCATCCAGGGAGGTCAGGGTCCCAGTGCCTCCGGTGGCAATCATGCCAAGGGGATGTGCGCCGTTGCTTGGGTTCACTGAGGGCGGTCTGGGTCAGGCCAGCGGCCTTGCGGCGGTCTCGGAGATCAGCGGGGGTCATCGCCTCCACCACAGGACCCCGGCGACACCGAAGATCAGCGCCAGGTCGATGACCAGGACCTCAGATATCACAGGCCCTCGAACGGGTCGCCCATGTCTACGTCGGGCTCGGGGGTGAGCATCAGCTGCTCGGCCTGCTCGTGCGTCAGCAGGAACCGGGCATGGCCCGGGGGGCA